ATGAAAAAGACAATAAAAAAGATAATGATCATTTTGGTAGCTCTATTGACGATGATCCCATATTCAGCAGCGTACGTCTTGTCGTACCTGCTTAAGATGAAAGACCGAGAGGATATGTTGACGCCCGCAGAATGGATTGCCCTCTACAAAGAGTATGAAGTAGAGGACGAGGAAGAGTGAAAAAGTAAAAGCCGCCGGACATCCTACAAGACTACGGCGGCACCAATCAAAAAAGAAAGGTAGTCATATAGTAACATATGGCAAAGGTAAAAGCAAATGACAATAAAAGACAAAAGCATATTCAATCAGCACGAATTCGAGGTTGTTGAAAAAATCCCGTCAAATTATTTCGTTTGGAACATAGGCGAAAACATGGGGCATGATGATTATATCCCACTAGCTCAGGACTTACACCCGGGCGATAAAGATGATTACAGAATCAACCAGTACACATTAAAAGCCATTAAGTTAGTTCCTGAGGAAGTGGAGAAATTAAGGGCGGCGGCAAGTTGGGGAATTAACAACTTAGCAACCGCAAGAAAAGCACTTAAGAGCAAAAGAAAGGGGTACACATCAAACAAAAAGCGTGCACTTGCGGAATTAACAATTGAAATATTCGAAAGAATTACAGCATAGAAAGGACAGCGGACAATATGAAAGAGATTTTAAGAAATGCAGAGGACAGAAAAAGAAAATCATAATTCTATGAAAGTGAGGGATTTAATATGATGAAGTGGAAAGTCGTAGAAACATGCTACACGAGCAAATTCGAAAAGCCATTTGACAGGGAAGTGGCACAGTTTGACACTTTAGTTCTTGCGGAAGATTTTATTAACCTTGTTCTTCCGAAAGACACAAGAGAAAGGTTTAGGATTGAGCACATATAAGCCGAAACGGTCAGAAGTGACCGTCAGCCGCGGGATAGTCTCCCGGCTCTGATGATGGCAGACTAGAAAGGGAAAGAGCATGATTAATATTGACATGTGGTACAGCCACAAGCCGGAAGAAGTAACCGGAATAGATTGGAGTTTTAGTGTTTTAGATTGCGTGTACTGTGGCAATCTCTACAGGGATAATAAGTGCATCGGAGACTATGAAGCGGACACGATGCAAGAAGTGCAAGAAGCATTTCCACACTTAGCGGAAGGAATTGACAAAGCATTAAACTAGAAAGGCGGCGGGAAGATGAAAAAGTTTACGTTGACCGACACAGAAGTCCGGCGGTTGTGTCAGCTTATCCAGTTGACAGCCGACTACCGGCGAGAAAATCTACAGAGCTGGCAGAAAAGCAATCTTGATTCTGCCGGCGAGGTCGTCCAGCTACTCGAAGACATAGAAAGAGTAGCCGAAAAGATTAGAAAGGAATTAGCCGGATAATTTCCGGCTTTTTCCAGTACAAAAAACGGACGGGAGGGGACGAAAACGCAAATGAAAATCACAGAAAAAGAATGGCTGAACCTGTACCAGTCGGTCAAAAATGAAGAATGTGACTGTATACACTGGGACGATGCCCCGGTCATGTCTCGATCCGGCGGTATATCCCACTTGCAGCACATACTGACGAGATCAGCCAAGCAGGTCGGAGCGGTTCAGCTAACCTGCATACTTGTTAGGGACGGCGAGAATATACCGCTATCAGATATTCAGATCACGGACCCAGCGGAGTTGTTGCAGCATATTCCGCACCGGGCAGAGGTTAATATTCTGTAAAAATAAAGCCAACACCGACTTTCTCGGTATTGGCGTTTACTCGTATTCTTTTCGTATCTGTTCCATACGGCCACTTATTGCGTCCCGGACGGATTCCGGCAGATTCTGAAAACGTGGAGCGATTCCAAAGAAGTCAGACATAACCAGGGCGGCGAATGCATTTGCATCTACTTCCAACGGTTGTAAGTTGTACTGCTCTTTGCTGATTTTGTCACTTGTTTGATACTCTTTCAGGTCTGCACCGTTGGAGATCTGATAAAAATGTCGGAGTTCGTGAGCGATTGCAAAAAACAGTTCCGGCGATACGGTCATATCATTTCGGATCAGTATCGCATCCGGTGTTAATGCCGCTATTTGTGTGCTGGTCTGCATCCGATCAGCAGACACGAATTTAATAGCAGGGGTGGATATATCCAATATATCGCAGATTTCCCGAGCGAATTTGATACAGATTTGCTTTTTATCCATGTTCCTAATCTCCTTTTATGAGTGTATAATACCATGGATCGGACAAAAATGGAATTGAATTTATATTTTAATCGTGATATGCTAAATACGATTATAAGCTTGTATTTGACGGTTTAAGGCATTTTATTTAATAGGCGAGCAAATTATCAAATATGCTTAAAAGGCATCAAATTCAGTCGCATACGAACGCACAGCGATATCACGGCTCATTATTATAGTATTATTCACACAGCAAAATCGCATCAAAAAAGGACGCTGAAATTGACTCATTTTTCAGCATCCAGATTTTAGACCTCCTGAAAAAGTACCGACATCTTTTTTGCGGAAACTCTTCCGGGAGATTTTCTTGCCCTAAAAACGCCCTAAAAACGCCACCCTTCGGACTTTTGGAACGCAATAGTAAATTGCCACATTGGACAGAGCTTTTTAATTCTCCGCTATACTTTTCCTATAATCATTTCTTTCTTGCATCAACTGCTCAATATTGGATTTTACTCCACGCTTTGCATCTGAAACCCTCATGTGAATTTGTTTCTGCTTTCTCCTGCAATAATCACTGCAAAGATTTGTTGCAACATCAGAATGAAACTGTTTTCCGCAGTATACACAGATTTTAAGACTATTCTTTCGTTTCTCTATCTTTTTATCATATTGACCTGATTCTATATTATACCTCTGCTTATGATCTCTCTGCCATTCCAATACCGCCTCACGTTGGCATTCATCTGAGCAATATTTTTGACGACCGGAATTTACTACATATTCCACACCACACCATTCACATTTTGCGACACTCCCGATCGGTCTTGCAGTTCCTTTCTCTCTGTGTCTCTTTTCGGAATCCCTTTTCCTTATGACCCTACAGTTCGTGCAGTAAAACGCCCTTGGTCCACCACTAAACTCGGCTCCACACATCTTGCACGTCCTGATTCTCATTACGTCAGACTTTCTTTTTTTTGCACATTCGTCACAGTACAATTTATCGAGATCGCCATAGAAAGCCTTACCACAGTCAATGCAAGCTCTTTTTGTCCTATTCTTCATTAAAAATAGACACCTACCATTCTTCTTCGTCAATCAACCCAAATATCTTTTTATCCTTTCGGAAGTCCTCTTTAAGTAGTCACTCTTTTCTCCTGATTCATTCGCATTATCGCAATAGTACGATATCTCTTTCAGCATATGCCGCCTGTTATCATCCTTTTCCTGATCCACGTCCAATTCTTCGCCCATGAGTCCGGCGATAAGCAAATTAACCTTTAACTTATAATCATCATCCATCATAGCATCTTTAATTAAAACTGTCACATTTCGCATTTTTGTACCTCCATTTTAAAACACTCCTTAACCTATATATACTACATCACATTGATTCCCGATAGTCAAGCGTTTTCACGAAAAAGCAGATGACCGCTTATCAATCATCTGCCTCAGTACACTTTATTCCACTATTCCAGTTCTAACATCTATTCCATGTCTACGCAGTCACTCATCCGGTTCTTCCTTTAAATATGCTCTTTGCTGCCTGGTTACAGCCTCATACGCTGGAGTCTTGAACCTCCTCAACGCTTCTATTGGCGGCCTTGTCTTTTCAAGACGCTTATAATGCGTTTGGAAATTATTATCCATTTCAGCTGGACAGCTTCTTTCTTCTGTACTTCGTTTCACGAAAAATCACTCCATTCTTTTGATGCAAGCCAATCTTCATAGCCTGTATGCCCTTTGCAGCACGTTTCTTGTGCTATACAGTCGGAGCAGCATCTTGTTATTTCGCACAGCATATCAGCCAGTTCCTTGTCTGTCGCTTTCCTGATGCGGTCAGCATTTGTCATTTTCTCAGACATTTCACAATGCCTCCAATTCTTTTTCATACTCTGATTTTTTCTGTTTCATCCAGTCACACAACTCTTTCTGGAATCGGACTGACTGTCCGTAATTGTAAGGGAATGAACTGGATGCGCACAATCCGTCCCCGCTTTCCTTCTCTTTAATTAAAATCCTAAGACTTTCAATGTCTCTTTCCAATTCTTTTGCCTTATCTAAAATGTCTTTAGTCATTACCTGCCCCTCTCCTTTTCCACTAATTCAAATCTGTATTTCTGCTGCACGTCCGGATATTTTACATGATCGACCTCGCTCACAAACATTCCATAAGGTCTGCACCAAATTGCTCCGTCCTCACATTCGTATACTACATAGAATTGTCCCGGTGCTTCTGTATCCTGGCTGACTGCGATCATTTTAACCGTATGCCCTTTGAAATGTCTGTAGATCTTACCAATCTCAACTTTCCTGTCGTTATCTACTGGAACTTTTCTCTTGAAATGCTTCTCGCATTCCGCAAGATCGCAGTTGCCGTAATTCAATGGATTTTCATCACTCCAACGTCCAATATCTGCTTCTTCTACATGGATGTGCTGGTTTATCATCCCATCTAAACCGAAACTGATTTCCGCAACAACCTCACTCGCATCAATATCTCCCTCAACGTCCACCAAATATCCGCTTACTTTAAATATCTTTGCCATTGCTATTCTCCTTATCTTCTAACAGTTCAGGATCGTCATAGATATTGCCAATAACTTCCCAATCCTCACTTACCCAACACTCCATCAATTCTGTATTCCCATCAGATATTCCTCTAACACAAGATGATGGATTTTTGTGTGTATAAATCATAAAAGAACAATTCGCAAAAATAATCTCTGCGTAATAGTTGTATTCTTCATCATGACAGAATGGATATTGAAATCCTCTTAATATATCTCCCTCAAAGATTTTCTTTCCGTTCTTGTCGGTCAGTCCTGTGTACTGGCAAATCGTATCCGGTTTAACATCCGCAAAATCAATTGCATTAATATCCCATTCATCACAAGCCGTTCCTTTGTATTCATTAATCACCAAACCACCTACAAAAACGTGCCTAGGTTTTGGGTAGCCATCGTCAAACAAATATCCATCTACCCATTCGCCATCGTCTATTTTCTTCGCTCTAAAAAGAATCTCTCTATTCATTTATTCCACCGCCTTTCACGATCTCGATCGCAGTTGCAATCCCGCTCGCATATCCTTTTGCCGAATCGAACTGTAATGGATTTTCTCTTGCACATCTTTGTTTTTCTTCGTCAGCAAGCTTCAATTCTTCTTCCAACTGCTTCAGAACCTTGTCCACATCATAGGCTGTATTATACAATCTCAAAATCTTAATTTCCTTATTGCAGTCAACAATATTTTTTTGTAATTGCACAATTTTTGCTTCAATGTCATATAAAGTAGTATCTGCATCTGTTTTTCTCTGTTCCCATCTTGCAATCTCTGCCATTGCTCTAGTCATTTCTTCACTCATTTTTTCAATTTCTGCATCAGCATCAATCAGTCTCATCTTCTTCACTCCCATTCACTTTTCAACATATCTGCCTTGATTAATTCATATATCACATCCAATGCCGTTCTTTTATCCCTGTACCGACAGTTTGCATCCTTATGTATCCGTGGATCGTTTTTATCCCAATCATTTACACCAAAATATGAATCACTGACAAACAGCATCTTGCATCCTCTTGCGATGCAGAGATAATAACATTCTGATTCTTTTGGAATACCTTTACATCTTTTAAATCCAAATTTCTTGAATTCACTAGCTTTCACTTTTGGTCTTAGCATCAATCTCACTCCAATCAAATTTACAACCACATTCGCCACAATAGTTGTTTCTGCTCTCTGCATCCGACACTACCTCTTTATCGCATAAAGGGCATACATAGTCGATATCTCCGTTCAGTACATCTAAGATAATCGGCTTTACTGAAATGTGCTTCTGACTTTGCAGTGCAATAGCAATTTTCGCAAGTTCGATAGCGTCAAGCCATTCTCCACATTTTTCTTTTTCCTCAAACTCCGCTAACTTCTCCATAGCTTCTGACAACTTGCTTTTATCTTTAATCACTGCTTTCCCAGCATGATATTCTGTGTATCGCATTTATTCGACCTCCTCGTCTTTCGGGAACTGGAATACTTTAGGTAATACCCAGTAATTAGGCTGCACGTAGCAACCGTGCACAGCGTCATAACCACCATCCAGTTCCATTCTTGAAAGATATTTTTCTCTGCACATCTCCATTACCTTTTTCGCTTTTTCTTTGGTGGAATATTCGCCTAAAATATAAACTCTATCTTCTTTGCCAATGTCATTCCCTGGAAATGTTCCAACGATTGTTGCCGCATTTCCTGAATATGGTGAAATGGCAAGAAGTTCATAAGGCACATCAAGTAATCCGTTTTGACTAACAATTCTCATAGCTAACTCCTCATTTTCGTATTCCATGCACACATATCGCAATTCTTAGGGCATACATTTGCCTTTATTGCTCTTTTGCACATCTCCATTTTCAATTCCCTATCATCCTTAATGTCCTTAATGAATCCGAGTTTCCTCAGGATTCTATGAATCAGTGATTCTTTCTTCATCTTCATTCTCCTTTACATAATCCGGGCAGTCTACCGCATATTCGTAGCTGTCCAGAGAATCACAATACATATCGCAGCATTCATATTCTCCGCATTCCAGACAGCAACAGGCGTTCTTCTTATCTACTACACATTCAATTCTGCATCCCATCATTATTCCCCTTGCTTATATTCGCATTTAATCTGTCTAGCTGACACGATCATGTTCACAAAATCACCTGCATGGTTAATCTCAATGTTTGCCGGAATGCCGTATTCATCAAACATCTTAATTTCATAATGCTCATCTGCTTCATCTGCTAATTCCAACGCATCTGTGAAATTGTTTTCTTCGTCTGGAAAGCCATCCAGAATATCTCTTATTTCATTCTCAATATTTGACAACAACGAAATCATAGGTACATTGACCGTCCTCTGTGAAATCACAATTCTTCTTGTGCCATCTCCACAAGTCAGAAGCAATTCGTATTCGCACTCATAATAACCATCCACCAAAATCGCATTTTCCGGGAATTCGTCTGTCACCGTAGGCTTGTTTTTACTGCTTTCCTGGATATCATACGGCACATAGTAATCAATAACGTGCTTTTCTTCCAAAGTTTCTCGGCTAAAAACCGTATGCTCTTTTTCCAGCAATGTGACATTCTCTCTAAATCTATCAAATTCATCCGTATTGCCATTCTCATTATCTACCTTGAAGAACGACTCAAGTTCGCCTGTATCAATATTCTTTCTTCCGATTCTCTCTGTATAAATGTCCGGGATTGCCGTTCCTCTACAATTAAGTTCGATTTTATTTTTAAGTACCAATCCTTTAGATTCTAAATCTTCTCTTGCTATTCCTGTTAATTTCATAATTCGTTCCTTTCTCCTTAAAAATGGGTATAAAAATACCAACCACCGAATACTGATGGTTGGTAAATTCTAAATAATTTCTGCTTTGTGTAGAAAAGAATTGGAATTTTTTATATAGCATTCCTTTCTGGCTTTGAAAGAAATTTTACCTACTTTCTGATAAGATGTGCAACTTATATTTACAGTCAATTTCGTTTTTACGTTTTCACATATAGCATCTATATCAAAGCCTATACATAATTGTTCTGCTGTTTTTAATATATTCTCAGCTTTCTCATCTTGCAAATCAAAATTTATTATTAAGTGTTCTTTATCTTCATATTGAAAATTAACATTTTTTTCTTTTTCGTATTCTTTATAAAATTGTTTTTCTTTTTCTCTCGGATGCTCAATATCATATATGGACAAATGTTTTATTTTCAATTTTGAAATCATAACATTTGATAACAATTTTAATTCCATTTCAATAAAAATGTCATCAACTTCTCGTGTACCAGGATTTAGAAAATCAATCTTTACTTTTTGTTCATTATTTACAACAAACATGGCTTTATTGTTTGAAATTTGTGTTCTATCATTTTGTCGTTTATTTGACAGATACACTGTCATACTCAACATGAATGTCACACAAAATGTTAATACAGTTCCTATATACGCCAACATATTTCCTGCTGGAATAGTTACTTGAGACCACCATGACTCTGTAGGAATTATATAAACAAAATGAATAATCGCAGTAGGCACTACTATCAATCCCAAAAACACGCATATAAAAAATATTATCGGATGTTCGTCAAAAAATCGTATTATCTTTTCTAGCATATTTCCTATCTCCTATAATAAATGATACGAAAATTATACCATTCCAACCATCAATATTCAATTGTCAAGGTGCTGTTATTTGTTTTTAATCAATCCCATCATAAAGATTTTCAGATAATTCAACTTCCCTTTCGTCCAGTTCTCTTATTGCTTCAATAATCTTCATCTTCGTTTCTCTGCAAGGGAAATATCCGTATTTTGCATATCTCAGCATTCTCTCAAACGTACTCATTGGATACGGAATATTTCCATCTGTCACTAACCTCTTCATATGCAAGTGCTGAAAGAAATTTTCTGTATACATTACACGGTATTCGATATGTGTTTTGATGTCTTCATTGAATGGATCCGGCTCTTCTTCACGCTCTGCGCCTGTTTCATCCTCTATGATTGCTTTGTAGTACGCAAATTTCGTAATGCTAAAATCAAACTGGCTTAATATTTCTTCTGGTTTTCCAAAAATCTTTGAACACAATTCAATCCTTACGCCTGTTCTTATATGCTTATACGCCTTTACATTGTCGTTCTCGTAATAGAACGTATACTCTTCACTCCGTTTATCATCGCCCTCATATCCGGGAGTCATTGAGTCAAAATACTGAACTGCATCTTCGTAATCAGATTCGCTCTCGAAAAACATATCAATGTCTTTTACATTCTCTTTATTGAAAATGTTTTTGAAACAGCCACCACAAATGAATCCGTTATGTCCTATCATAAATTCATCTAACCAGTTCAATATCCAAAAATTTCCTCTATCTTCTCGTGTAAACATTGCTTTTCTCCTTTCAATTACTGATATTTCGCTTATTATTCTTTGTACTTCTGCAAAATCTCTGTAATTGCTTTCATGTGATCTGCTGCTTCCATCAAATCTTCATCACCAATCGAATCAAGACCGTATTTCCTATTAAAATCCTCAAACGCATATCTTCCATCTCTAAATTGTTCAAACATGATAGCTAATTCATTTTCTTTTTCCGAATTTTCATCACACTCATAAAAAATTTCATTTTTGTCATGTTCTCCAAACTTATCAGTAAAGAATTTTGTCCGCTTTGGAGTGATTCTTGTGATTTTTGCCGGAGTAATTAACTGATGCCGGAATGATGAACGCCATCCACAACTCACGTCTCTCGCAACACCAACAATATCCCCGACTTTCAATGTGTCTTTGTCTATCTCTTTTAATTTAATGTTCATCAATTCTCATCCTTTCCGCAATCGCTTCGATCACATTTACAGTAACTCCATTTCCGGCTTGCTTGTACAACTGACTGTCAGAATTTACAAACGCAGCTTTTTCAAAATAATCATCCGTCCACCCTTGCAGTCTGAAACATTCTTTCGGAGTCAATCGCCGGATTGCTATGTAGCATTGATATTTTTCATACCAGACAGCATATACGGTCAGTTCTTCCGACACTTGTACGAAAATCCCTTGATTGCAACTGGTATCAAGCGTATTTGCTATGTCATGCCCTACTCTACCTCTTCTCGTTTTACTTCCTGGTACAGCCAAATTTACGCTATCAACACCAACTCTGCATTCCGAATATCCTTGTTTTGTCGCTTCTGTTACTTTTACTGCAAGCTGATTATCTTTATTGACGGTGGACAATGTATTCACTACTCCATCATCTCTGACTTCGCTTTCGAGGAATTCATGTCTGGAGATTTTGATGTTTCCAGCTTCATAATCTTTGCGGATTTCTTTTCCGTAATCACTACGAACATTCCGTAGTACTCCGATCGGCTCTATTCCTACTCCATGTCTATCCTGTCCCGTAAGCGTAAACATTGGTTCTCCGTCTTCCTTGAATCTCCGTCCGTTCTGACGTTTTTCTGCCCTATCTGGTGTTAATACCGGAATAGCAATTCCGCTATCTTGCCCTGCGTGGTTCGATGCTCCTTTGTGATATCTTGCCTTCAGGCATCGTGCCTGCTCCGTCATCTTCGAGCCTTCATGACACAAGTCAATGAAGCATGGCAAGGCACCATGTTGCCTTCCGCCGCCTTGACAAGTGCTTAATGCTTCTGTGATTCCATCTTGTGCAAATACCTGCGTATTTCTTCTGTAACCGTCCCTGTGACCTATTATTTGAATACTATTTTCTCCGTCTGCTCTTTCGACAGGAAATACTTTTGCGGTACTTCTCCCTCTAAGATGTCCGATAATGAAACACCTTTCTCTGTTTTGTGGGACTCCGAAATCTTTGGAGTTGAGTACTTGCCATTCTGCATCATACCCTGCTTGTTCCATTTCAATGAGCAGTCTGGCGAAATCCCATCCTCCATTAACACTAAGCAGATTCTTAACGTTCTCAATGAAAAGGTAAGTGGGTTTATCTTCTTCTTTGAGCTGTCCGATAAGGTACATAACTCTGAAAAACAAGCTTGAACGGTTTCCTTGAAATCCAAGTTGCTTTCCGGCAACTGAGATATCTTGGCAATTGTGGACAATTGCTCCGTTTGCAACATATGAGTTGTCTTCTTCAACACTGATGTTATACACTGTTCCAAAATCATCAGATTCTGTTGGCTGATACAATTCTCTGCAAACATATCTTGCACGATAATGTCCTTTAACTGATTTACTAGAGATTCGGAATGTATATGTATCTCTTTGTCGGCATTCCCTTCCTTGGATAACACATTTTTCATCTCTTCTAGTGTAGTAAACAGCTGGAACAGATTTTCCAAGTCGCTGTGCAATGATGCACATGCCAAGAACGAGTGCTGCGCTGGTTGATGTTGCTTCTTCTCGATCACTTCTTCCATCACCGGACATATATCCATCGAAGAAGTATTTTGCTTTCTCTCGTGGCAAACACAATGCTTCTCTTGGAACTCGTTTTCCATGTGCGTATTTTCCGAACTTTTCAAGGTATTCGTATAATTGGTTATTGCACACATGATACTTTCCACAAGTTCGTTCTTTTGTGTAAGTTCCATGTAGTTTCGCTTCTCGCAATCGCTGTTCGAATTCTGCCCTCTTATCATCGCTGATTGCGAACACGATTCTTCCTCCACTTGGTCTGTCTTTTCTTTCAACTCTCCACCCATCAGCAAGATAACGTCCGATAATCCACCACATTTCCTTGCTGTATCCATCGGATTCTGCATCAGGCAAAACCATTGTGGAATACCAACTGTCATCAAGTTGTTCCACTTTTTTGAATTCCATTGGCTGATCTGGTTTAGTGACATAATACGGATGCTCTGCCGTGGTTCTTGTTGGCAATATTCCGAATCCATTGACATCCCAGAGTCTTGCTCCGTCCCTGTGCATTGTTGCTGTGACTTTTCTCCATCTTCCTTTGTGCGTAAGGACTTTATCTCCGACAGATACATCTTCAATTGGGATATATCCTTTTTCTGTAAGAATATAAGTTCCTTTGGCAAAACATGGGAATCCGAAACACCAACAGTCTGCTTTCGGAATGTCTCCGGTATACACTCGTCTAATGTCATTTGCGTACCATTCTCCGTTTCTGTATTCATCTTTTAAAATCTCCTTTTGTCGCTTTTTCAGTGGTAATTCTTCCAGTACTTTTCTCTGCTCATCTGTCAGAAGATGCATGGATATGTAGCTTGCAGTCGCAAATTTATCAAATTCACAAAAACCAACACACTCATGTCCAGCAAGTTCCATTCCCTTTCGGAAACCACCTATTCCGGCGAAAAAATCTATAAATTTCACTGTGTACCTCCGATAAAATCAGTAATGCTCATCTGCGGATCTACTTCAACATTCAACATCTCATTTTTCGCTTTACTGTAAAAATTTCGATCAATTTCAAATCCGTAAGCACTTCTACCTAAATTCCTTGCAGCTCGCAATGTGCTACCGGAACCGCAGCAAGGATCAATAACCACATCCCCCGGATCCGTAAATATCTGGATCAGTTGCTCCAACACCTTAACCGGCTTCTGTGCTGGATGGATTTTAGGTATCTCTTTCCCGTCCTTTTCCCACTTAAACCAGTTAAACACCATATGTCCGGTACCTCGAATCGTCTTACCGTTTTCGTCAAATTTTGCACCGTTTCTAAATTTCGGCAACTTATCCCGGTATAATACCAGTGCATATTCCGTAGCACCCACAACACGCATGTTTGCTTTCAATACCTGTGGGCTATAATTTTTCACGAATACAAGCGGTATGTAATTATTAAAACCATGTTTCTTAGCTGCATTGATCAATGTACTCATCTGCTCAAAACTGCAAAATACAATCATGCACGGTGCATCAGAACTTCTTCCACGTCTACCGGCTTTCTTTGGCTCTTTCTTCAACATCTTCGAGCAGAAGTGGAAGTATTCATATAAATTGAAATTAAAGTCAGAATTGAATGCTGCTTTCTTTGCAAGTTTGCTTTCACCGTTTTTGTTATCCCCACCTACATACCACATTGGATTGCTTCCATAGAAGTTGCTTCCAACATTGTATGGCACATCTGCTATAATCAGTTGCGCTTTCGGTATTCCATAACGGCGAAAATTTTGCATCGAGTCTCTATAGATTTCACATTTCATACTCTTTCCCATCTCATGCCTCCTGCCGTTTTCGCAATCCCAGTAATTACATGGTTAATACTACCAACGTTAATTCCGGTTAAATCACTTGCTTCTTTGCATGAACTATAAACAACTCCGGTATCGACGCATTTTATTGGCTTGCAATTCCGTGCCTGCTTAAGAACGTTGTAGGAATGCTTTATATTTTCCCCATGCGAAGTCCATTCCAAATTTTCTACATAATTATTTCTTTTATTTCCATCCTTATGATTTACGTCCCTAAACTTTTCAGGATTGTCTAAAAACGCTGATGCAACCAATCTGTGAACTGTACATATCTTTCTTTTTGCGTTTACGCTTATACTAACAATTGGATAGCCTCCGTTTTGTATTCTTTGTGCAAGCACACGTCCTTTCATAAAACTGGTTACGTTTACACCTCCATTCCCAATCTTTGATATCTTTCTGTCCAAAGACCGGATATTTCCAAGATTCGATGCCTGATAAAATCCTTTGTACTCAGGTATATCTTTCCATATTTCACACTTTATCTTCTTCCTTCTCTGTTCCATATTTACTCGGAGCAAAGGATCCTTTCATGCTGGCCAGCAAATCTCCTGCTCCTTTCTGTAATTTATCTCTTAATCAAGTTCCGCCATTAGTCATCATCTTCCTCACAAGATTCAAAGAGTGGAGAAGAAAAGATACAAAATGGGCGAACACCGCCGCTGCCGTTGCTGTAATTACTGCTGAAATAGCCGGACGGAGAAACAATACGAACCCATGAAGTATCGTTATTGCATTTTGTACTGTCAGGAGTTAAAGTCCACCACCAATATTTTTCATTTGGAATTAATTCACGATATTTTCTGTACTCATCAAGACTAATAATCGATACCTTATCTTCACATGATCCATATTCCTTCTGTCCGTCTAATGAGGTTAACACCCTCTCGAATGCAACTACATGATCTTCTCCAATTTCATCAACCAGCTTTTCATAGAATTCTTTATTGAGATATTTTCTAATACTGCTTTCCTTCCAATCATTGTTTGTCCCAAAATTAAAAGAATCTTTTATTCTTTCGGCTAAACAAACAATACCTTTATCTGTCCTATCCAGCATTTTCCATGTAAGTCCAGCTAATTCGAACGTGTCTCCAATTTCAAGACTACGAAATTTTTCACCCTTTAACTCTGATTTTATTTCACGTAATTCATCTTCTAATTTTCGTACTTTTTCTTCTAAAATTTTATTTGTCATATCTTCAATCTCCTTTATTCATCCACTCAAACGCTTCTGCAGCATTGCGAAATGTTCTTGCTGCACACCAATTGCATATCAGTTTGTGTCCACAGTTACTCATACTGTTGTTAATACAAGCTGGTTCTCCGCAGATCACACAGCGAAAACGGTTCTCGCTAGAACGTTTCAAGCCTGTCTTATTAAACACTTCAAGATTCTCTCTGTCGATGCTTACATAGTCCTCATGTACTTTAACGTCCATCACTTCACCTCATTCGCAAGCTGGAATCCCATTCTCGCTGCATTTCTAAGGTTGTCCTTAATCAGCGACTTATTTGGCTGTCTGTTGGAACACAACCATTGCATGTCTCGGTCATCCTCCCAGTCTTTGGCATTCCATTCGTCCAAATACTCACACTCAGCTTTCGCCACCTGTAAGCATTGAATCATGTAATCTATCTTTTCTCCTGTGTTCATCATTGCTTCACCTCGTATCTAAATTCCATAAGCGAGAAGAATTTCCCATCGTGATTTTCACAGTAGTTTTTCAGCACATCCATGCAAGAATCACTATTTCCAATTTCTTCTTCATGCACGATTTTTCTTTCTTCATCCACTACAAGGCAATAAATTTTCTGTGTAACCTCAACCACTTTCTTCTCATGGTCTTTCTTAAACTGTTTGAGGATTTCAATCACTTTGTCAGGATGTTCTCTTCTGTAAGCCGAACAAAACGAATATCTAGATTCTTTAACGAGTTTTCCTAACTCGCAATTTTTGCACTCTCTTGCGCACATATCTGCCAATACCTTGATTGCTTCTTCTGCTGTCAGTTCTTCCTCTACTGGTTCAAACATTTCGTCTGTCCAACTATACACGTCCTTGTAAATTTCATAGAAATCACTATGAACAGTACGAATCGTTGCGATTTTTCCACTTTTTTCAACCATTTTACTCACAGCCGGATAACAACCATATCTTTTTCCAACCACTAAATCTTTTCTGACTCTTACCTTATCTCCTGCTTTGTATTTCATTACTTACCTCGTTTCTCTTTGCAAAGTCTCTCTATTTCATCAAGGATTGCTAGACATATGCTCTTCGCAAAACTTGTTTTTCCATTACTTTCGTAGATTTTATGAATCACCTCTGACATTTCGCATTCAATATCATCAGAAAAATCTCCATGTTTCAGAAATTCATTGAATGCAAGCCAATTCTGCGTAATCACTTTGTAATACTTTTTTCTTTCTTCTTCCGTCATATTCTCACCTACTCAAACGGAATCTTTAGTTGATCCGCCTCGCTGAATCCGTCTTGTTTCGCCCATCCATACTCTACGGTTAAATCATCATTTTCACCGTAAATTCTCTTGGATCGCTCATCATACATGACGAGAAATCCTTTTGTATTGATTTTCCCAAACAATCTATTTTTCGGGACTGTGACTCTTCGATACGCATTGCTCAATTCGTTATCCTTGCTGTATCCAATCACCAGTGAAGCAAGATTTGATATGTCTCCTGCACCGCTGATTTCGTCTGTCTCATTCGTGGAAAAATTGTTCTTCCTCTTATGAGCTACAAGCAAAATCAATACATCGAATTGCAATGCCATCCTCGCAAGTTTTTTCACAAAAAGACTTTGCTTTTCGTACTTATCAGTTCCTTTTTCTGCATCTAAATCAATCGCAGTCATTAAATTATCAATCAGAACAACATCTATTCCGTATTGTAGAACCGTTTGCTGTACGGTTTTGCACAGATCCTCTTTCTCATCTCCATCGACAATCGAACTGTCATAAATAAACGCTTTTCCTCGATACCAGGCATTAATCAACTCTTGATTCTGATTGGAAATCTTTCTTGAAACATCTCCAAATCTGTTTGTTGTTTCGATGATGTGCTGCGGACCGGCTATCTGAAAATCAAGCCACGCTTTAAACAAATAGTTTGGAAGCTCACCGGAATAAGCAAACACCTTATGTCCGGTCTCAATCGCCCTGCCTACAATCTGACTTGCAAGTGTTGACTTTCCCTCACCCGGCTTTCCAGTAATAAGAACTACACCGCCAAAAGGAATGCCACCGTATAACAGGCGATTGCACTCGTTGACCGTAGAGTCCAGCTTTTTCAAACTGTATATATCAACGTCCTGCACGTCAGACAGCTCTTTAACACGCCTCACAGGCTCAAATTCGGCATTTTCTACCGCTAGCCGAACATCTTCATGTCCATGCTTCATTAACAGCTCATTTGCGTCTTTACAGCCCTTATAGTCCTCTTCCCGGACGTGTTTAATCTTGTTTGGAAATCTTCCCTTCAATTCCGGTAGCAATGTCATATGCCCTTTTTCAAAATCTCCAAACACTACAATCTCTTGGAATTTGTTCACCCAGTCAAAACAATATGGAATCCAGGTAAATCCCTTTGCTCCGTTCGGAACGCTCACGGCATTCTTTATACCGGCTGTCGCTACGGAAAGGCTATCTAACTGCCCCTCCGTAATCACAAGCCTTGTGAAGTCCTTGCATTGCTTCATCCCAAACAATATCGGCTTACAATCGCGTTCACACCATTCCTTGTTCTTATCTACTTCCTTGTTGAAGTCGGTTTTGCGGTATTTGACGAATTGCATCTTCCCATCTCCGTCATAGAACGGAAATACGAGTATGTTGTCATGATCCTTTTGAGTGGTAATTTCATACTCATGAGCAACCTCAGCAGATATTTTTCTGCTTTCCAAGTAAGCAACTGCCGGCTCTTTTGGAACAATCGGCTTGTCCGGTGTCTTCAATTTCCTGTATTGCTTTTTCGGCTGGTAATATTCCATTACCTGCTGCCCCAAACTGAAATCAAAATCTCTTGCAAGACTGATCATATTTCCGGTAACACCGCAGCTCTCTCTCAAACATTTAAACTGACCGGTTGACAGATTAATGGAAAAAGTGTTCTTGTCCTTTTTATCTCCACCGTGACAATACGGACAGAACCTTGTGAATTTCAATTCATCACCGTGTTGTCTTGCAGGCTCTCCAACATATCGGGCGAAATCAAAAGCATCTTCCGGCTTAAATTTGTAATACATCAAACACCACTCTCCTGAATTTTTTTCAACCAATCAGGATGTTCGCTTAAGATTCCATAATCAAGTCCTTGTCCATCGTAAATAGCACCCGCATCTTCTAACTGCTTGCGGAAACTCGATTCCAAACAGGAAAAACGGTCACAAGGTTCTCTTGGTTTTTCTAAGTCCTCCGATTCCTGCCCCCAGTTTTCATCCAAATAATCAACATACCCACTGTTGAAAAATGTGCTTCCGTGCATCCAATATTTACGATCTCTACCGCTGTCACTCATATCTTTCAAGAATCGATCAACACAACGTCCAATCTGATCGTATCCGATTTTTTGAAGTGCTTTCTTCCTTGATGTTGATACCTGCCCTTTCCCTTTTTTGATTGGATATAACTTCCAAATAGATTCAAAGAAGTCATCAAGTGATTGTTCATCGTGCAGTTTTTCTGCACTATATATACTATTCTTTTCTTCTCTATTCTTCTCTATTCTATTCTGGGTATCCAACCGGTTACAAACTGGTATACCAAGCGGTAAAACGTCCGAAGATTCCACGGCATTTCTAAAGGAATATCTGCCATTCGGTTGCACTGTTAGATGTGATTTTTCTTCCTGGTAAATCGTTTCCGTGTATCTGTCTTTCCTCAAATAATTATTAATTCTCCAATGCTTGATTACACAGATCCCGTCTGGAAACTGTATGACAAATGATTTCGCAACAAGCAGATCGTAATCATTCTGATTTGCACCGATGATCTTCATTACCTTTTTAGCGTTGTTCAAAAATCCATCATCATCAGCTCTCATAGATAGGTGGAAATACAATGCTTGTGTTGATAATGGCATTTCTAAGAAAGCATCTGAATCAACAATTTGTTTGGAGAACATTCTTTTTTCTGCCAACTATTCCACCTCCCGTTGAAGCAGTTCAATAACTTTTGCTCCCTGTTCAGAGTTACTGCAAAATACGAACTCTACTCCGTACTTCTTCTGCATAGTTTTACACGCTTTCATGAGCGTTTCGCCTTTAGTTGCGGCAGGATACCTCTGTGTACGCCTATATATTGGATTTCCGCTCTTGTAATGACCAATCACATCATCTGTACGCTTCATCACAAAAAGTCTCGGATTTTTCCATCTATAAAGCTCGTCAAGAGATCGGATTGTCCGATTGTAAATATCTTTTGTTCCCGGAATCAAGCCACCGGCATTCTGTACCAACACATACAGCTTAATTCCGTTGTTCTGAGCCAGTATGCATTCATCGCGGAATCTTGCGTGCTGTTTACCGCAGATATCCCCCACAAGTTCCTGAATATCTTTCTTTGTGTCAACAGTCACATTGTACGTTCCGAGGAAATCCATTTTTTTTACCGGAATCCCACGTTCTTTCTTCCGGTTAATTACATCCGCAACCTTTTCGTTGGCAATAATGTAATCACCACATGGAAGAGGCATAGTCAGGACCTCAATTCCTTGCTTTTGCCAATAATTCTCTTTGGCAGTATGTTTACCTTTCTGCTGCCCTTTATCGCTAATTAGTATCAGTTTTCTCACCTGCCTTAAGTTCTTTTCTTCGTAAATATCTCTGATGTTCCCGCTCCTTTACCGGTATTTTCTTCGGACACCACTGCGGACAGCACGTCACTTTCTGCAAAATCAACCGCATTTCTGGGACGCACAGTCTCTTAAAACCTGTACCCTTATCTAATTTGACAAGGGTACATTCATTGCATTCGTCACAATGAGGAAGTGATTCTGCCACCTTGCTTCTATAATCCCTCTGCTTCTGCCTATAAACTTCAGGATTCGCATTCCAGCGTCTTCTCTTAAGAAGAGCATTTACGTTATCAACAATGCAATCCTCATATTGGCATTCATAGCAATTTGGATACGAACAGTCCTTTTTTCCAGCCATTCCGCTTCTCATTCTTTCTCCTTATATATTCTTCACGGCTTATCCCATCCGTCATATTAACGTCCACCCTCTCACCGGCTAAAGTGCCATTGTATTTGCAATCAGGATATGGACACTGAAAGCAATCGGGATGGCAACAATACTCCGGTCTTACTCCGCTCGACATTTATTTCTCCTTAATTAAACGGTAATTCTTCATCCATTCCATCCGGGATACTCATAAACCCGTCTGATGCCGGAATTGATCCACTTCCTGCTGACTGCTGATTCTGCTGATTGGCTGCTTTGCTTTCTGCAAACTCCTGTTCTTCCACAACTACATCTGTTGTATACACCTTGTTTCCGTCCTTGTTTGTGTAGCTTCCGGTCTGAATACGCCCTGAGACAGCAACTTGCATTCCTTTGCGGAAATACTTCTCTGTAAATTCAGCCGACCGTCCAAAGACAACACAAGGAATAAAATCCGCTGTCGGCTCTCCATCTTTCTTAAATTTTCTGTTTACAGCAAGTGTATATCTTGCAACCGCTGTAGCATTGTCTCCCTGTGAATATCTCACCTGCGGATCTGCTGTCAATCTCCCCATTAAAACTGTTTTATTCATCTATGTAGTCCTCCTTATTTAAGTAAATAAATAATCATGTTTACGATACTTAAGATTATTGCGAGCAAGAATCCTAAAAACGGAATTAAAAATCCTTTATTCTCAGTGTCTTTATACATGTAAAAATCAAAAGTCGCTCCCATAGCGTAAAAAATTATTAATAATATTTTGTAAATCATTGCTCCTCCTAGAATGGCGTAAGCCTAAACTCTTTCTCTGCACGCTTTTCGGCAATCCAAACATTCACATCTGAGTCAACCACACTTCGTATCTCGTCTTTGAACCGCTGCGGATTGCCGTTTCCTGCACTTAAGTGTATCAAGCCTATACTTCTTAGGCTTTTACTGTTTATGCTCTGTATGAGCCTTTTACACGTTTGTAATTCCATATGCCCAGTAAGCACATGGGAGAATTTAGCCCCATCTTCTTCTCGGCTGATATAGTCCTCTGAGTAGTTGCACTCAATCAGTCCATAGTTGATTTCCATTTTTGAGAAATCGTACGGACAATACTCAGCATCCGTAATGAAAAGGATTCTTCCGTCAGGTGAATCAATCAACCATCCGTCACACTCCGTCTCTCCATGCGGTACACGGAACGGTATCACCGAAAATGAGCCTATCTGATAACGCCTCATACGCTGTAACCCTACAGTCTTTTCGCCCATTACTGTTTCAATGTCCGTCTCCACTTCATCGGATGTGTAAATCTTGATACCATACTGCATATACTGCTTGATGTACCCAACATGGTCTTTATGAACGTGACTTACCATGCATCCGCTCACCTTGGAAGTCTGATAGTCAATCGTTTTCAGCATATCTTTTGCTGGCACACCGCATTCCAGGAGAAGAACATCTTCCCCTGAAATCAGAGCATAACCATTTCCTTTTGAACCGGAGTTAATTGTTTTTACTACCACTAAAAACACCTTTCTTTTCTGATGTCATATCAACCGCCCATATTTGGACAGATGCAATCCCATTGATAATTTTCGAAGTGAAGTTCTTCATCTTTCAGAATTCTTCCATCAACAATTTCAATGTCCTGATTGAATTCCATCCCCATTTCAAAACCATGAATTTTCATATCAACATGATATTTTTCACATGTTTTCAGGAGTTCATCTGCTGAAATTCCCCATGCAAACTTGGAATCAAAGACTTCAACAAAGGTTTCATCATCTTCATATTCAGAAAGATAAACTTCTACACCTTTGACAAATCCCCTTCTTGTGTTTTCGATCCAACATGTTTCATTTGAATTAATATCGCCATATTCATCCAGCTGCAGCTTTGCTTTTTCTTCACCAAGGAATCCAACTGGACGTAAGCCTTCAAGAATAAATCTCGTCATATTTTCTTTTGTTCCACGAACTTTCAAACTTCCTTCACACCAATTTGGCATTTTATATGTACCTCTCTACTCACCGAAAAATTCCTTCCTAACATCGACCACTTCATACCTTGCGGCTTTCATCCTGAATGGCTTCTTATCGCCTTTACAAATAAATTGCCGACATATTTCTGGTCTGACTGGATAGATTCTGCATTTCTCTTTCAGCTTTGAATCGTCCATGAACGGGCAAGCCAGGTCGTAAACCTCTTTAGCTACTGGAAACAAGTGTCTGTAAGGCTTGATATCGTGAGCTTTGATGTACTGCTTAATCGTAATGATTTCTTTACTGGATAAAGGCAGGCATCTCGAACAGCACGCACCACACTGGCTACATTTTCCATCAACCGTCATGTCATAAGTGCCATTTTTCATACCCTCAATGGCATCACTTAACCACTTTGTTTGAGCTGTCATTCTTTTACAATCTCCACTTCATATCCAAGCTCTTTGCAGATTTCAGAAGCGGTCATTTTTCGTACTTTTTCACGATTCCAAATACAGTTACGTTCATCTGAAAGCATGATGCTAAATTTTCTTAATGCTGGCTTGAAAACTTTCATAATATCAAGGTCAGAATCATCCGGCCATGTCATATCACTTTTATGTGGATATCCTCCATCAAGCGACATATAGCCGTTCATTCCAATACCGTATAATTTTCCATCCTGATTGACAATCAAGTATTTTGTACCATCTCTTGTTTCAACAACCATTCCTGTTTTTAAATCTTTTAATTCCATATCTTTACTCCTTTGCAAAATCCGGCGTTTCTACCTCAACAGCTTCAGATTCAGCCACTACAGATTCATCTTCCACGGCAAATTCCTGTGAATTTTCGCTTTCCCTAACCTCTTCCTGTGCCGTCTTATATGTTTCATCCAACTGCAATAAGGAACTGGATGCCATGCTGTTAAGATTCTTCGGAAATTTCTTGATAGCATTGTTACGCATCTTTCGTACAATCATAGCTTCCGGTGTATCAAGCCACGCTGCACTGATATATGGCTTTGCAGCTTCACACCGCAAGATATCTTCCAAAGTTTCGCACTCACGGATGGCTGATAAAACTTCCTCTTTCCTTGCCCTGATCTGTTCTTTCTGTTTTGGAGTAGCTTTATAGCGATTCTCACAAATTCCAAACGTTTCATTCAGCAGATTATTCCTGATATGAGCGATCAGGTTCGTTCTCACCGGCTCTCTTTCTGCAATCAGATAATCAATCGTTCCATCTTTCAGCTTTACCGGATAAACAACCCTTACCGTCTTGTCTGACAGTCCTTTAGGAGTCCACTCCGCAGGCTCAATCTCAATTCCACGTCTGCGAGGATATGTAAAATCATCTCCTTCTTTTACGAGCCAAACCGGGTATACGGTGTCAATGTTATTTCCGAACTGCCGGAGCAAACTGTCATTTCCGTCTCCCTCAATCCCCATTTCAACAACCTTGCACCACTGACCGCCAATCTGCTTGTTTCTGAGCTGGAAATACACTTCTCTCGGCATTGCACTGGCGTTTAGCTTAAGACTCGCACACTGAGCCACGACCTCTCTCAGATTGGAAGTGTTGAGATTCCCCATATCTGCTTTATCATCATTTTGCACTAACTGGAAGATAGCTCCCATAGCGTTCATTGCACACTGTTTGGAATATTCATCATACTTAACACCATTCTGCTCAAAATCCCTTGAGACAAGACCAGTTATGGTATTTGTCCACTGACTCAAACCAGTTGTAAATTCCTGCTTCTGAGCAACTTCATTCTTCTCTGCCATTACTCTTCCTCCACTTTCCCATCAATCTTTTTCAGCTTCTCCCGGAAAGGAAGAATTTCCGTCTCTGGAACATCAACCGCAGTTACTACAGCTTTCGCAGTTCCAATAGAAACTACTTCTCCCGGCTTCACGATCACATCTGAACCGAACGTGTATTCACGCCCATGCTGAACGCCATCTTTCATATATCTGGCTTTGATATATAACATTAGTCCTACTCCTTTCATTCAAACACGTGTCTCAATAACGCCCATATCGCATCAGAAGCATCCATTCTCTTTTCTTTTTCCATAAAAACATCCTTGAGAACTTCATTTATCTCGCTTGCGATTTCATCATCAGGCTTTCCGCTTGCAAGAATGTTAAACACTTTCTCTCCTGCATCCTCTCCGAACTTATCTGCAAACATTTTTCTTACTCCACGACAAATCCCCTTAAATTCATTCATAGTGTCGTTCAGGAAACCGCTGATTTCTACTGATCCTGTTCCTTTCCCGTTTCTTTCTGCCTTAATCATATTTAACCTCGCTCTCTACTTTTAATTCCTTATCATCGGTTACTGTTAAATAAATCATCTGTGCATTCATATCTGGAATATTGAAGTCATTTATGCTCTCTGCGTTATCTACGAATATAGGACAGCTAACTTCATACAGATTTGATAATGAACGGATAATATCAAGTCCCGCAACGATTCTGTGCCCGTTATTCAGGCTTGAAATCGGAACTCCTTTCACTGTACATTCACAAGTTTCTTTCAGCCCCCCGTTGATCTGCTCTGCAAACAGCTTGAATGATACAATTTTGAACATTCCATTGATCTTATCAGAAATCATATTCATCTTTGTGCGAATGAAATCTTCCACAAGATCAATCATTTGTTCCTGATCTGCAATTTTCTGCCCGACCGCTTTCTGTTCAGCTTCCAGTTCAGCAATACGAGCTTTAACTTTTGTGTTATCTGCTGCCATAATCTTTCCAGTAATTTCAGCAATTTCATTTTTCAAAACCGCTTTCTTCGTTTCAAGTTCTGCTTTTCCAGATGTATCAGCACTCATAACTTCGATCTCTTTTTCAAGTACCGAGATTTTCTCGACAGTTGCCAGATATTCAGCATTTTCAGAAACATCAGCCGTAATTGGATACTTACTCAGCTCTTCTTTGGCTTCATTGTGCGTTTTCTGTTTTTCTGCCAGTTTTTTACTTTCTTCTGCCATCTGGTTACGAAGTTCCTCTTCTTTTGCCTTTAATTCATCCCTGAGAGCAGCGGATTCTTTTCCGTCCTTTTCAATCCGAGCCAGATTTTCAGCACGCTTTTTTTCAAAAGCTTCTTTATCTTTTGCATATTTCGCTTCATATGTAGTTTTACGAACCTCATAATCAGCAATCTTTTTCTGTTTAATTTCTTCCGGCAACGCCTGTCCGCAAGTAGGGCAAATAAGAGCATCTTCTGTCAGAGGTTCAAGTGGTGTAAGTGCCGGATAAGCTTTTATCTTTTCGGCTTTCCAATCAGCAGATAATCTTTCCGTCCGTATTTTCTGTGCTTCATACCGATCATGCGTTGCGTTAATTTCATCTGAAAGCATTGCAATTCTATGATTTACGTCTGCAAGGTCCTTTTCAGTGGCAGCTACTTTCTCTCTTGCTACTTTGGAATTTTCCATAAGCTTCTGATTCTCTGCATTCTGGACCTCTGACAGATGCAGTTTAAGGTTCATAATTTCCTCACGTTTGGAGTTGATTTCCTCTAATTTGCTGTTACCGCCGGAGATTTCATCTTCTACTTTCTGCAGAGCCACTTCCTTGGCTGCTTTTTCAACTTCTAACGCTCCAACATCTGCAATCACAAGTTGTTTGGAGATTTCATCAATACGTGCCGGGATCTCAACCATATCCTTATTTAATGCCGTTTTTGCTTTGGTGTATTTCTTCAAAATATCTTCCGTACTGGCAATTCTCAGCTCCGGAATCAGTTTTGTGTATCTCTCACCGAATGTTTCAGCGATTTCCGCATCAGAGAACGTTCCAACAAACTTCATCAGAATCTCACGCTGTTTTTTCCATGGTAATGCATTGAACGCCGCCGGATTGGTAATCAGTGTGAAAATATCTTCATCAATGATACCGGCAATAAAATCTTTGAAATCTTTCTGACTTTTTGGATATCCGTTGATTCCAAACTCATTGATATTGCCCTGTAACTCTGTAGTGTCGGTCCCACGTTTCTTTACCCATTTCTGCTTCTGGACTTTCTTTAACTCATATTCATTACCATCTACAGAAATCTTCGATTCTACGGAAATCTCAATGTTATCAATCATCTTTCCGTTTTCATCTAATGGTCTGATATCAAAGTTGGAACTTCCGAGTGAGTCCCTTTCAAACAGCAACCATGTAAATGCATCAAATATGGTTGTCTTTCCAGTGGCATTCGCACCGGAGATTCTGGTTTTATCTCCAAAATCAATCGTCTTGTCCTTGCATCCCTTAAAGTTCTGAATATGTATGGACAGCAACTTGACCTTTTTAATTTCCACCGATTATATCCCCTTTCTTCTTATCTATAATCTTGACTACACGCTTATCCGAATTTTTCCGAACAATGTGTAGATACAGATTATCTTCCAGTAGGTTTATCCATTCTTCCGGGTTTAACCCCACCTTTTCCAGCAGAATCTTATTCTGTCTTGTCAGTTTCTTTGGCTGTTTCATCCTCTTCCTCCGTTTCAAACATTTTGCAAAGCATCCTTACAAAAATTTCCTGCGAAATAGCAATAAGAGCTTGCCCAGCTGCTGAATCAATCCCGCACTTGCTATTAGCTATCATATCTGCCGCCACATCTGCCGATTTTTTGCTGAACTCATCAGGTGTAATCGTAATTTCTTTCTTTGTCATTTTCTTTTCCTCCTATTTGTGTTATTATTTAAGTGGTTTTTGAGCTAAGTGCCTGAGAGGTTGCCGCCTCACTATGGCACTTTTCTTATGCATTAATGGTCTGCCCGAAAGCCACGCAGCATACCATCAGTGCGATCGAAAATCCTATTACAAACCAAAATGCTTTCTCTACGACCTTATCGTAGGCATCCGGCTTCTTTACCGGTTGCTCCATCGGTTGTTCCGCCGTTTTTCTCTTTCTGACCTGTACTACTTCCAATTCTTTCATGCCGCAACATCCTCCTTCTTCTTTGTTCCGGAAACCATAAGCGAAATATCTAATGTTTCCTTTTTTATGGCTACATTCAACTCTTCAATAGAATTGATGCCGATTTTTTTCAGCCTGTCTTCTATAAATCTCCTTTTTTCTTCCATGTATTTCTCCTACGCAACCTGTTTTGTTGCTGAAACATAGCCATATTTCTTACACTCTCGCATCTTCATCACTGATAATACTTAAATCATCTTTGACTGCATATGACTCACTAACAGAAACGCTTTCATCGGAAACAGTTATATCAATAGCTACATGATGTTCATTTACCAATGTAAGAACAGTCACCTCTTCCAAATCTCCATCAGTTTCTACGCTTTTCGCGTCTACCACCTTGAATCCAATAAGTGGAACAAATATTTCTTTTTCTCCTGTGTAATCATGACTTATAATATTTTTCATTTTTCCTTTCCTCCTATACTGACAGGCACATCTGAGCATTTTCAGCGTCAATCTCTTCTTTTAAGAACATCGGGAGCTTGTACGCTTCAATGATACTCACTGCCAGGTCGCATTGATTTCTTTTGATTGCCTTGTAGGTATTCACACCAAACTCTCTTCTTAGCTGTGAATCAATGTCTCCATAGACCTTGTGCATCAAGCTCTTATTTTTATAAGCCGGTGCGTTCTTACCACCCATCAGTGGAACTACTTTCTGATTCTTGGCTCTTGTGATTCTTTGGCATTCCAGTGCAAGTAACGGCATATCCTGCTTGAACTCCTGCAAATCCTTGTCAACCTTGTCAATTTTCTCTGTCAGTTCTACATTCCCCTGAGCAAGTAATTGAATCTTCTGATCTGTTGTCATTGGCATCTGATAAGAACCAGTCTTTCTGATTGCCGGAAGAACTTCTGATGTAACCCAGTGCTTGAATCTCTTCGCTGAATCTAATTTGCTACCAAAGATTAATGCGTATAAGCCGGATTCGTTGATGATTGCTAAGTTCTGTCTTCCAGATGGGGTGTCCATTTCGTTCACCCCTCTATCCTCTTCTGATATATGGTCACGAACTGCTTTTTGTGGATTGGAATAACCAAGTGCTGTTGCCACATCTTTCCCAACAAACCAAGGTTCATTATCAATAGTTACTGTTCGGATATCACCGAACTCTTCTGAATTAAAAATCTGTAATTCGTTCATTACATTTCCTTTCTGTGATATAATCACATCAGAGGTGATATTATGAAATTTTTCATTTACTGTGATTTCTCAACTTTAAGCAGATTTTGTTGATTCGCACAGCATTCTTAAAGTTTTTAAAGTTGAAGAATCTTTTGGCAATGATGCTCCATAGAGAGCAGATTCCCTTTCTTTGACCGTCATGCTCCGAATTTTAATCTCATCTTCGGATAATGACTTTTGCTGGTTCGGGCGGAGTAACTTCTGCCCAGCTTTTGCGTATGCATTACTTAATGCATACAACGCCATAATCTCGACTCCAAGTCTTTTCTCTACATCGTAATTACCAGATTCTCTAAGACTTTGAATATCCTCATAAACCTGATCGCATAATGTTTTGATTTTTTCGTTCATTTTTCTCCTTTCTACTGAATGTCTCGTTCCGATTGAATTGTCTTACGCTCATTCTCAAATCGAATAAGGTCTTCTTCTGATACCCTGTATTCTCGTCCAAGCTTGATCGCATTCAATTTACGCTGACGAATCCACTCCCAAACGGTAATGACCTTGACTTTGTATCTTTCTGCTACTTCGTCACAGGTGTACATTTTAGCCAAAAATATCCCTCCTTTTTTATAGTTATTTATACTTGTGTTTACTTCGGTTTAGTGATATAGTTTAGTAAAACGAATCATACTTATATCACAAACGAAGCACTTCACAGAATCGAATTTTACTTGGTCGTTTACTTCGGTTCATTCAAGTATGCTCATACTATACCACCGAATACTTCGGTTGTCAATAAGTATTACTACGTTTTTGACAAAGTATTTTGTTTTTTATGAAAGGTGGTCAAAAAATGTATGAAATTTTTGAGCAATTATTACAATCTCACGGAATAAGTGCTTATAAGTTCTGTAAGGAAACTGGCGTATCTCAATCCACGATTAGTACATGGAAGAAAAAGAATTCAAAATGCGGAATGGATTTAGCAGAAATTATCGCTAAATACTTCGGAGTCGCAATAGATTACCTTATGAACGGCGAAGATACTAAAACAGAAATTACCAACCAAGGCTACTACATTGATGAAGAAACAGCTCGGACAGCACAGGAAATCTATAACAATGACAAGATTCTCTTTGACGTATACAAAACCGCAGATAAAGACAGATTGATAGCGTACGCCAAAAAGTTATCTGAATTGCGAAAATTAGAGGAAGGTGAGGAATGATTGTATTACAAAGGATATTATATAAATGTAGTAATACTCGATGAATCCTATGGTATTCCGGGATGCGTCAGGCACAATGCAGATGATTCTTACACGATATTCATAGATGCGTCATTAAACTACGAAAAACAGCATGAAGTGTTTTTGCATGAAATAAGACATATTTTAGGTGATGATTTCAGTGAATCCGATGTGCAAATGATAGAAATGAAGAACCATATGCATGATTATTACTTTGAAATTTCGGCAGAAACCTTTCCATATATGAAAACAATGCGAATGATAAATGCCAATTAACAATGAGGACTTAAAGACATGAGCCATCAAAGAAGCCAAGGATGTGGATGCTTGGGGTGTTTTTCATGCTTCTTAATTCCAGCTATAGCCTTTCCGCTTTTGCTTGCCGGATTCACTTATATAGTGATAATAGCAATTCTTGTTTGGCTGATATACGTTATATCCTCGTGGGCTGAACGATTGGTTAAGCGTAAACGAGAGGAACGCAAGAAAAGTAAGGGGACGGGAGTGCATCAAACGGTAAATGCAAATGTTCCGACATATGATATGCCGAAGAAAAAGTGTTCCCACTGCGGAAACATCGAATGCGTAGACTATAAATACTGCACTAATTGCGGGAATCCATTCCAAGAAACAATTCAGATGCAAATGCGAGAGCGTTCACGCATCAATAGAATGCAGTACCTGAAAAACGTACAGGAAGAGCAGAAAAAAATCAAAAGAGAAAAAGAGCTTACATCCCAAGGCATTTGCGATGCGATATATAGAAATGCAGAGCTTAAGAAGCAAGATGATGAAGATAACCTAAATCAATATAATAAATTAACGAAATAATGGTATAACCGCCTAGTGCGATTATATATAAAACGTGCGGTGCGTTTAAGAACAGGTTCTTATCAAAAGAGAAAGAGAGGAAAAAAGAAATGAAAACTTGGAAACTTGTATCAGGAATACTGTCAATTATTTTATTTGCAGTAGTCAGTATGCAGTCATGTGCTGTAGGAATTGGGAACACGTTGCAAGACAATGGAGAAGTTGGTGGTTCGGCTGGAATTATTGTTGCTATACTTCTTCTTGCAGGAGGAATTGTATCTATCGTTACACGAAACGGTGGAAAAGGTGGCAACATTGCATTAATCGTGCTGTTTGGACTTGCTGCACTCTGCGGTTTTACTATGGGAGGAAGTTATAGTGATTTAACTATATGGTCTGCATGGTGCTTAATTTGTGCAATACTTGCAATTATTTCTATCGTGAAAAAGCCTAAAAATCAGTGATTTGATAGTTGCATTATATGAATAAATACGTCTATGACAACAACCTTGCACATTATACGCAAAAAGAATTGAATGCCTATGCGAAGATGGTTCACAAAACTATTGGAAATGGCATACATATTCCTGGACACTTCCAAACATTAGACGAAGACTTGCAGAACAAAGTTATGGACATTAACCGTGAGATGTATTTGAGATCTCACAGTCAATAAAACAAAAACCGCCCCTTCGCCAAAAGGAGCGGAATGTTGAAGAAACACACGCAAATATGTTTCTTCCAGTACTCCGAAGAGATACCATTAATTGCCAATGAATATTGTATCATCTTCGGACAGCCAATGCAATCAGAACAGCCGTTCTGTGTTGGTTGTATTTTTTATACCCATTTTTAAGGAGGATGATTTTTTATGACAGAAAACCAAGAAAAAATAGTAGCACTATACGTCCGTGTATCGACTGGCTATCAGGTGGACAAGGACTCCCTCCCATTCCAGAAGAAAGAATTGAAAGCATACTGCGAACACGTATTGCACATCGACAAAAAGCGAATAGAGATATTTGAAGATGCGGGAAAATCAGGAAAGAACACGAAGCGTCCGGCATTTGAACGAATGATGAACAAGATAAAAGCCGGGCAAGTATCTCATGTAATCGTTTACAAGATTGACCGCATATCTCGTAACCTTGTAGACTTCTCTCTCATGTACGATGATTTCAAGTACAACAACGTCACGTTCATATCTCTGAACGAGCAATTTGATACCTCTAGTGCAATCGGAGAAGCTATCCTTAAAATTATATTAGTGTTCGCTGAATTGGAGCGTAAGCTTACGTCAGAGCGTGTTAAAGACGTAATGATAGGACGTGCGAAGAACGTTCAGTGGAATGGGGCAAGGGTTCCGTATGGATGGGATTGGGATGAAAAAAATAAATGCCCGGTACATTCCGATAAAGAAGCTCCTTACGTGAGAACTATGTATCAAATGTATTTAGATGGCGGGTCAACGATCACTATAAGGAATTACAACAACTCTCACAACATCCCTACAAAACGAGGCGGTGAATGGACATCAAAAACTGTAGCTGATCTTTTGAGAAATCCAATGAATAGAGGTGATTACCGGTACAATTATCGAGAAAGCTCACGAGGACGTAAAAAACCGGCGGAAGAAGTCATCTACATTAAAGATGCGTTTCCTCCTATTGTTGATCCGAAGATATGGGATGCTGTCAACAAAAAAATGGATGAGAACGCAGCGTTGCGTAACACAAGCGGACTCCATACGATAAGAAATAGATGTAATGTTTTTGCTGGATTAATTGTGTGTGGGAAATGCGGACACAACTATCAGGTAAAAGGAAAAGACTCACGTAAGGGTAACGGATTCAGACCGTCATCTTATGCATGTACTGGGAAATTCCAAAAGAACAACTGCGATAACATGAACATTAGCGATGTAAATATTGGTCCTTTCATAATAAATTATATCGCAGCAATGGTTGATGCATCAAAAAAAAGGAAGAATATCAGAAATATTGACGACTTAGAGCAACTCATTCTCTCTCACATTAATTTTTCTGATGTGATCGGGATATCCGAGGAAAGTTTGCGGAATACAATGGATCTATTTTCCGCACAGACAAGCTCATTGGGCATATCCTCTCTTAGCACTCAAGACCAAGATGGTAGCGTAATTAGTCAAAAAAATAAATTGGAAGAAGAATTGCAAAAAACAAACCGAGCATTAGAGCGGCTAAAAAAAGCATTTTTATTCGATGATGATGGAATTAGCGAAAAGGAATTTCTTGAAATGAAATCGAAATTAGAAATTGATCGAATCCAAATAGAAAACAGCCTTAAGAAAATCAGTCAGGATTCAATCTCGGCAAACGTGAATCATATTGAGTTTATAAAAACCGCTTCTCAATTCTTAATGATTCACGAAATCAATAGTGGGAATTTTGTGGATTACAAGAAACTTGCGTCCGCAGACGAAAAAACAATGAAAGACTTCATATCCTCCGTAGTTTCCGGTATAACGGTACTTGATAAGCGAATAGTAAAAATAGTTTTTAGGAACGGTTTGTCGCACACACTCTTATACCGATAA